AGACATACCACCTGTACAAAACTGATGGTGGTGGTAATCAAATACGATAGGAATACCAATCTCTTTATAGATACCATAGTATAAATCTTTTACTGAATACATACTAGCTTTGTCATCGTTCTCCAATGTCAATCTACTACGAACACTTTCAGGTAATCTTGGAAAGTTCTTGACAAATCTTTTCATAGCTGATTCCTTGTCCCCATAAGCACCACCCAAGTGAATGTTAATCTTGTTGTAAGGTGTCCTACTCAATCCCATCATATCAAACTCGTCACCATGTATAGTTAAATCTTTGATACAATTCGCAACCACTTCTTCTTTTGGTGATACCAATACATTGTAAGGACCTGGATGAGATGTCAATCTGATACCATGAGTTTTAGCCATAGTACCAGCAGAATGAAACCATTTTCGGATAGAGTCAATATCTTTTAGGTCTTCCCAATCATACTCAGTCTTCCAAGGTGCTAGTCCACTACTCATACGATAGAAATCATAACCATTTAGAACATTCCAACCGATAATACTATTCAAGTCTTTTACATTCTTTAGTGTAAGTTCACTAGCATAATCCAAACCTTTTGTTTGAAAGGTTCTCTTAATCATACTACGACCTGTAGTGATAGGTTCTACACCTTTAGGTTGACCACCATACTTTTGAGGATAACTCAACTGCATGTTAATACAAGCATAACCTATATTCATTCTTACTCCCATATCCTAGCTATTCTACGAATGAAACCTAGTGTAGCTCCAAACCCTAATGCTATTCCAGCAACTTGTAGGTTACCCATATACAATGCTATCGATGATAACAGATATGATGTGAATCTAAATACTCCATATATTGAAAATTCACTTTGTTGTTTTAGTACTTCTTTTCTTGTCATGTTAACTCCTTATTTATACAACATTTTTTATATTTTTTACCACTACCACAAAGACATGGTTCGTTACGGCCAATTTTCTTATCTTTAACAATAGTAGTATTTACCTTCCTATCCATACACACAACACCGTTTAGATGGTCAATCTCGTGTTGAACACAAACTGATTCTAACACCCTAAGTTCAGCATCTTTATTATTAGATTTTTCTTTTTCCCAACTACCTTTACCATCAGTTGGTACTTGTGCTCCACTAAAATACCAATCACTCTCGGATTGTTTTGTAGAGATAATCACATCTCTATATCTCTTAGTGTTTACTCTTTTACCAGGATAAGATAGACAACCTTCGTGATAAGGTATCTCTACTTCTTTTGAAATAATTTTTGGATTGATAAGTACCAAAGGTTCACGAACATTGACCACGGCCACTTGTGCATCAATTCCCACTTGATTCGCTGCCAACCCAATGCCGTCCCCTCTTTTGTTAAGTATCTGAAATAGTTCTGTGGCAATAATGTTTCCTTCTTCAACTGATACCTCACGAAGTTTTTTATGTATTAGTGGATTGTCGTGTTTTGTACAATTAATTACTTTCTTCATATTAATAATCTACGAAGAAATAATGGTATTGTCAAGCAGTTTTTTTAACAATATGTGATGGGATATTATAAATAGCTCCTGTATCAGTAATAACTCTGATAAAACCAGCGGCAGAGTCGCCTTCTATTTTTACTTTATCACCTCTACGAAGAGCTCCCTTATCATTAAAAAAATCTTTAATTAATATAGCATTTTGTTTTTTCATTTGTAAAACCTCTCTGATGATGGCATATGTCCGTTATGTGATAAATAACAATTAGGACATAATAGTCTCAGATTTTCTAGTGTGTTATTAGTTATGTCTCCATCTATATAATCTAAACGAAGAGCAACTGATTCTTTTCCCATGACTATTTCATTATACCCACAAGAACCACATTCTTCCTCAACCCATTTTTCTTTGATGAGTCGTTTCTTAATGTATCCAGCTCTCATACGATACTTCTTACTTCCATCAAGAATTTGGTCAAGTGATTTTATCCACCTACCATACCCTTTCTTGATACCAATGCCTGATTGATTTAGATGCCCCTCGAACAGACCATACATTCTAGCATACTTACGATAAGTTAAGTAACTTACACTTAACCAACGAGCAGCAGCCATGTTAGATTTGGTCTGAGATTGAGCATCTTCAATCATCTTCTTGGTAAGAACAAGTTTCTTACCTTTGATTCTTATTGGTTTTTGAAAGTTACGACTTGACATAAATTAAGTCTCGTAGTCCCAACTGAATTTCTCTTGATTCTTTGATATCAAAAGCAACTCCATCTTTAACTTTACGAAATACTTTTGCTTTACTTTCTGGTCTAAGTCTAAATACTTCACCAATGTTTACATCACCGAAGTAATCTTCTTCAAAGTCACTACCTACTCCTGGTGGATCGTATCGGTCTTGAGCGTGGTCGTTTCCCATATTAATCTCCTATGATTTCAGAGTCTTGAATTTCTCTGATTTTTGTTGAAATGTATTCAAAATTATCAGCTACTTCATTAAAAGGATTTACTTCTGAATATGTTATTTTAGCTGCTGTATTTTTTTTATATAAACTTACATTTAATACATCATACATGTTATCAAGAGCATTTCTTATTTTTTTAATCTCATCGATAACTTCATTATTTACTTTCATTTTTGTCTCCAAAGTTGATTTTTAGTTGATTTTTGTCTTCTTCTGTGAGTTTTGGTGATTTTGCAACCATACCCAACTCATCATAATTTATCAATACCTCATTGATATTATCTTTTAAAGAAGTTAATTCGTTGTATGCTAAACCTCTGACAAACCATTTCTCTTGTTTATCTACAATAGTTGTCATTAAGTTATTGATATAAGAACCTAATTTATTTTCCATTATAACCTCATATTACACTTATAAATAGTTAGTTAGTCTTACAAACGACTAAGTTTTTTTCGTATGTTTCAAGTGATTTGATGTAAAACTTGAATATATCATATTCCATCTCACCTATCTCACCACTTTGTTGTATCATTTCTGATAGATTTACTATTATCTGAAAATTTTCAGCATTTAACTTACGGGCATCAAATCTAACAATTATATCATTTTGTTTTTCAGCACCTATAGAATGTAATTTATCAATCAAGTTAAACTTGGTATTCTGTTGTTCTTCTTTTATGTAAACATTAACACCGTGTGTCAAGTCTTCGTGTGGTAAATAATCTCCGTAAAAATCAGAACACCAAGGCTCTAACTCTCTTAACATACCTAAATCACAATTTTCAACCACAAACCCAATATCGTATTTTGGTGGTACTATTGGTTTAAGATACTCATCATGTTTTACCATGTGTCCCCACTTACGAATAAAGTTTCTTGTACTCCTTAGATTCTGAGCTAACCACTCTGATGATTCTCTACCCTTCATAAATACTTGACCTGCTGGATTCCTCATAGCTCCATCCTTAAATCTACTACCTCTACAAGTCATATGATAAACATAACCACTCCAAGTCTGTATTGTCTCATAACCAGCTAATATAAACCTATTGAAAATATCAGAGTCTTCTTTAGATTGTGGAGCATATAAAGGATCGTGTCCACCTATGGATTGAAAGTCGTCTTTGTATATCGCCCATGGTGCAAATATTCCACTACTCGTTTCGAAGTCATCGTTTTTAGTTCTCTCCAATCGTTCATCAACAAAACCTAATAACTCTTGTTCTTTGAACTCTTCAGGTTCTATACCAAAGTCTTGTAATATCTTTTCAGGTCCGTCTGGATGTAATGGTGGTTCTATTCTTGTAGCAGATACAACCTTACCCCTTTCTAAGTGTTTTAGAACTTGAACATCCATATTAGGACAAGCATACATATCAGCATGATATATCATCACAATATCATTTGTAGCATAGTCATTAATTAATGTATCATAAAGTATAGTGTGACCTAATCTTGTAGGACCTTCATTACGATGTATCTTTACATTCTTATCTTTATCAGCAATCTCTTGCATCCACTCCCAAGTTCCATCATCAGAGAAATCATCAGCCCAACATATTTCATGTCTGTAACCTAAGTTCTTTCTGATACTATTATAAGACCACTTAAGGTACTTTAGATTGTTTCTACTTGGTTGTATAAAACTAATTGTTTTCATCTACTATCGCCCTCCCCTTTAAATTTTCCCAATCCTTTTCTGGTCTAACTTTCAGATTAGTTTTCCAAGCACCTTTTAATACAGACATCTCAATTCCTAATCCGTTACCAAAGTTAATTAATGCTTGTATGTCTTTAGGAAAACAACTACCACCAAACCCATACTTACCATCATGTCCTGGAACATCTAAATGAGAATGTCCAACTCTACCATCACGAATAAAACCATCAATAGCATCTTTCCAAATAACTCCACTTTTATCAGCAATTAATTTCATATCATTTAAAAATGAAATCTTTGTAGCAAAAAATGTATTAGTCATATACTTAATTAATTCTGCTGTTTCATAATTTGTTTTTAATATTGAAATAGTAGAACCAAATCTACTTTTAAATAAACTCTCAGCAACTTCAACATCATTTATATCTCCACCCAAAATCACTCTGTCTTGGTTTATAAAATCAAAATTAGCAGACCTCTCTGTTAAAAACTCTGGATTAAAAACTAATCTAAGATTAGGATACTTACCTTGTAGTTTATTAGTTGTACCTGGTACTACAGTAGACCTTAGTAAAATAACAGCATTTGTACCATGCTCATCTATATCAGATAATGCTTTGTCTACTATATCTATGTTCATAGAACCATCTAAATTAGAAGGCGTTGGAACTGATAAGAAAATTATATCACTTTTTGTCACATCAGAAAGAGTGTCGGTTGATTTATTTGCATCTTTATCATAAACTTTAACTTCCACATCACATCCTACATTCGTTGAAAACCCATATCTTACAGCACTACCTACAAAGCCGTTTCCTACTATTCCTATTTTTTGTTTTATCTTCATTAAAAAATATCCTTCATTTTATTTAATATTTTTGTATAATCATTATTCTCTCCACCATCCAAGACAACATGAACTTTAGCATCTGATAATTTATTGACATAAGAGTTTTCTTTCGTCAAATAACCATCTCTTAATTCTTTTCCATGTGGTACATAAAATAACACTTTTTTATCAAAATAGCAAGTTAAAATTCCACCACCACCATTAGTTGTTATAAACCCTTCAGCATTAGAAAAACATTTTAACTGAAATTCATTGTAGTTATTATACTCCATTTCATTCATGTTAAACACATTATCATAATAATTACATAATTCATAATCAGTAATTGTACCAGCATCGGTAAATTCTCTGAACTCATATCCACCATGTAATGTAGCCATCTCATTTTGGTCTAGCGTAAACTCTGTGTTGTTTGGTCTTTTATATATAACATTGTAATTATTTTCATAAAAATAGTAAAACATAGCACTCAAAGTTTGTAAATCAAAATATCTTCTTGAATCTTTTATATCATTTCCAAACTCAATATTGTAATTATTATTTATAACCACATAAGGTTTTAAATTGTCAAACAAATTAGATTTAAATTCTTTTCTGTATGGGGGTGGAGTAAATTGTAAATAATCTAATACCCCATTTGCTTCTGTCTGCTCATCTTCTGTCATCTTATCATATGCCTTACCAAATACAACCTCAGCATTATGGTGAACCCAATTATTTGGAACATCATTTAGTCCGTTTTGATTAATATCAAATGTCCTGTAATCAAATCTCTCTTTTACATTATCACAGAAATAATAAAATGGTTTCATACCTTTGCTAGTAATTACCCCCTCCAATTGACTATTTTGGTGTAACCAATAAGCGTAAGGTATTACACATATTAACTCTGAAGCAAATTCACAATTAACTGTTATCGTTTTCATCTATAAAACCTTTGAATTGTTCATCTAATTTATTTTTAGCAACAGCTCTGTTCTCATTAGCTTTTCTAATTAACTTATGATTTCTAGTAAAATGCTCCAATGATGGATTATCTGATGTTGCTTCTTTTAAATTAGCTCTGTCTCCTTCACCAGTTGTAATATCATTATGAATCAACTCCTCAAGTGTTTCAACTATGTCTTCTGGTTTATAAGTTCTTTTTTCTGATATATAATCATATTCACCATCACGATATACTTCATCAAACAATACGAATAATCTTTCTTTTATCTCAGATATAACTTTCTCTTGATGTTCTATGTTTTCAAGAATACCATCTTTTTTAAAGAAGTGTAATTTTATGTTCTCTGATATTAATCTATCTAATAATGCTGATAATGTATCAATGTTTGTTATGTAACTCATCTCGTCTCCGTTCTAACTTTTGGAAAATATTTTAAAAACATATCGTTTTTATTATCTCTTGTTTTTAATATTCTCTCTCTTATCTCATCATAAAAATTCCAAGCTAAAGGTATAAATAATAACTTATCATCTTCTTTATATTGTTTTAAAAAACCATTTGGTTTTATTATTATGTTTGTGCCAGGTGTATATAGATTTTGTTTTAATTCATTATCATCTATAATACAATCTAATTTAACATCAGCAAGATTTAAGAAAGTCATACCTTTAGCAGCTGCTCCGTAACCAACTAATTCAAATCCATCTATTTTAAATTTATCAATAAAATCTCTAAAATTATAAACTATGTCTATCACATTCTTTTTATACAATTCATATGTTTCTTTATTGTATAATCCTTGTGCTTTCTCTTCCTCTAAATGATTTAGAAGTCCTAATTCTGAAATTTTGTTTTTAGTTATTTTAAATAAATAACTTGTTCCATGAACTGGTGTCTTAGTTACATCTACTAAGTTTAAATTTGTTCTCTTTACCAATTGATTCATAGAGTTTACATTAAAAAACGATACATGTTCGTGATAAATTGTATCAAATTGATTATTCATTACCATTTCTGCTTGTGATGTTTGTATGTACAACACAGATTCGTCATGCATTATTTTTTCACAACTATCTAAAAACTCTTTTGGATTACTATTGTGAGCAAAAACATTTTGTGCTACAATCACATCAAAAACTTTGTCACTAATAGTGTCTGAATTGAAATAATCACAAGTAACATTGTGGTTTTCCGAACTTAACTTATATAAATTCTCAGCAGGATCTACACCATATGTATCAAAACCAGCTTCTTTAAAATAATCTAATTGTGTCCCATCATTACAAGCGATATCCAATACACTATTACCTTTTTTATAGGAAGTATCTTTCTGTACATAGTCAACAAACCATTTCATGTTATCTTTTAAAGTTTGTGTCGTTCCACTAACATAAAGATAATCTTTAAATAACAAATCAGGATTAACAGCATGTGTTAACTGAATATGATAACATTCATTACATAAATTTACTGCTAGTGGATATGATTTCAGAACCTCATCTTCTTTATGGTATGAATTAGCCAAAGGTTGTTTATTCAAATTAAATAATATTTCTATGTTCTCCGAATCACAACATAGACATACATCTAAATTTTTATAATCACTCATAATCTACAGCCTCGCTTCTGTTTGTTTTTTTCATATCATCCCATCTATCTTTTAATTCAGTAGCCAATCCCTCTACGGTATCTTTAAATTTAAACCCAAATTCTTTTCTAAACTTTAATGTAGATATTGAAAAGTTATAAGCTTTAGTTTGATTTTTAGTATTTTTAATTTGTGTAGGATCTGCCTCAAACTCTAGAACCTCGACACCCATTACATCCGCAACCTCGTAAGCAATTTGTTCAGCAGTTTTGTTAAATGATGCTAGATTGTATAAACCTCTTTTATCTTCATCACATTCTATTATAGCATCAACGGCTCTACATAAATCGTTTATACCTAATATAGGCCGCATTGTATCTTTGATATAAAGTTTAATATGGCCATCTACCAAAGCACTATTTACCATGGCATTTATCATTACATCACTTCTTAAAAATGGTGAGTATCCATTCACAGTTCCAAATCTAAGAGCATAATACTCAACATCAGATTTTTGAGCATACAAATCTGCTGTATGTTTTGATATGTCATATTGATTGTATGGTTCAAACCCAAAGTATTTTTCATTTACTGTTTTACCACCAACTGAACCATAGACACTTGATGAGCTAGCATATATTAATTTCTGTTTGTCTAACTTCTCTAATAAATCAATAAAGTTTCTAACGTTATTGTTGAAACAACTATTTAGATTACCCTCAGACATCTTAACACTTGAATGTCCAGCAAGTAAAATAATATTATCATACTGAGAATAGTAATCTCTTGTCAAGTCCTTAAAGTCAATATCTTTACTGCCTTTTTTAAACCAATTAATGTCAACTCCATCGGCTTGTATTTCTCTTGAAAGTCGTGAACCTATATATCCACCACTACCTATTATTAATGTTTTATTCAAAATGGCCACTCTATTTTATTTAGATTATTAGTTCCTCTTATTGGCACTACAAATGTATCTTCATCTTCATCTGGTAGTCTTCCCCATTTGTTTATAAATCTTTGCATAGCTCGTTGTTCCCATCTTACGATATGCGCTGGTCTTTTATTGTTATCTAACTCTTTAGTTCCATTTGGAAACCTTGATGTCCTTGAAGTAAAATGCCAGATAAGAGATTTACTTGTCATTATAAACTTATAATCTTCCATTTGCATTCTCATGAAAAGGTCTTTATCTTCCCAATACATCGGTTGGAATATTGGATCGTTACCACCTATGTTTATATGGTCTTCTGTTCTACAGAAGTATCCAGCACCACCAGCTTTTCTAATTTGAATATCATTATCTTTAGTAAATTCATTAGACCATTGGTCAAAATAATCACCATCAAAGTCTGTATCATGAACACCAAACTCATCAAAATCAACAAATATAGTACCAGGTCTATATGGAGGATCGTTTGGAAATATGTTCGGCTGAACTCTAAATGAAGAAGCAATTAGTCTTTCACCTGGTTTGATATCATCATATAGTTTTAATAATTCAATGTCTTGATTAGGACCTAACCAAAAATCTGAATGTAATATATTAACAAATTCAGTTTTAACATGACTAACACATAAATCAATACCACCACCGATACCTCGTTGATTTTCTCTATCCCCATCATTTTCTACATGGTAATCTAATTTAAGTTCATCAGCGTTTTTTGCTAACCATTCATTTGTTCCATCTGTACAATTCTCAGCAAAGATAAAGATAGGCATATCATTATAATAACAATTTTGTCTAACAGATGTAACAGTTAGTTTTAGAAATGGTAAGTTATTATAAGTTGGAATTACTGATGTTATTTTATGCATTTTCCACTCCATTTAAACTAGCAAAAAAGTTATACCAATACATACAAACATTTTCATATGAATACATCTCTACTACTTTTTGTCTAGCATTGTCTATAATATACTGATAATCTTTGTAATTGTCAAGAACTTTTTCTAAAGTTTCATTTAAATTTGACCAATCTGGTTTTACTGGCACATAAGTTTTCATTGGTTTAAAGAAATCTGGCTCTGTTATAACTTTACTCATATCTGGTTTAACTAACAAACACTCCCATTGAATTAACTCCAAGTCTCTGTAACATAATTCCCCCATTCCAAATGGTGATAATCCTACCCTTGACTTCTTCATCATGTCTATAAATTGTTGTTGTGTAGATTGACCTTTGACTATATTATATTTATCATCTAGTTTCTCTAACTCTTTCCAAGCGCCATTTCTATGCTCAGTATATAAAACATCACTTCTAACCTCATGATCCATGTTTCCATTATCCAAAATACCTTGATATACAGCACAAACATCGATATCACGATTTGATTTTCCATCTTGCATCGTTTGTAAATGTGGCCAGTTATGTGCTACATTATAACCAGTAAGTTTCATTCTAGCATAAACATCATCAGGTATATCATATCCTCTGTCCAATATAGAACCATTTCCAAAAAACCATTTATTTAATGTTGTCTTTTCTTTATAGTCTTCTTGTGACAATAACTGTTTTTTAAACAAGTATTTAGCATTTGACTCTACAAATACTTCGTAAACTCCCATAATTGATGTAGAATCACCACCATGAAATAAAAAATAATCACCTGACTTCTTAGATAAATTTTCTAGTCCCCAATCAATACTCTCTTGTAACGGAAGAGATAACTTTAAAAACTGATTAGCATCTACAAACTCATAGTCATAATCATCAGAATCGGTTATGTCTATGCTATAGTCTCTTAACATGTCTCTCGCAACAATAAGACCACTAAAACATTTAATATTTTGGTTATCAGATAACTTTATTTTAATCATTTAGTTTTTTTAATTAATAGACCAAAATCAAAAAAGTAGAGATAATCTATGTTAGTTCCCATGTAACAATTTATAGCATGCTCAGGTGTTTCTACTATAGGTTCTCTATCATTAAAACTTGTGTTTAAGACGATAGGTACTCCAGATGTTTTAAACCATTTGCTAATAAATCCATGATACCATTTATTATCTTTTTCCGAAACAGTTTGTAGTCTAGCAGTACCATCAAAATGAATAACTGCTGGAACTTTATCTTTTTTATCTTCTTTAAATTTTAAACAGAAAGACATATATGGACTATCTACATCTTTATCAAACCAATTTTTAACTTCTTCTCTTAATATAGATGGAGCAAATGGTCTATACCATTGTCTATGTTTCACTCTTTCATTAATCTTATCTTTCATGCTAGGACTTCTAGGATCTGCCAAAATACTTCTATTACCCAAAGCTCTTCTACCTGATTCTGAACCGCCACCGAATACTGATATTATATTTTGCTCATCTAATAACTCTACCACTCTATCATCATCACATTGTTCTACAATTATTTGGTCTTTATATTTTTCTAAAGCCTCATCAACTTTATCTTTTCCATATGTTTCACCTAAATAAGTTGGGCTGTTATCACTCCATACAACTCTTGGTTTATCTAACTCTTGATGATATACATATTGAGCAGCACCTAAGCATAACCCAGCATCGTATGGCACCGGTGGGGTGTAAATACTATCAATATCAAACCAATCATATATTTTTGTAACACCAACACAATTTAATGAAACACCACCTGATAAACATAGGTTCTTTGAATTATATTTATCTAATCCTGTTTGAACAAGGTCTTTCATAGTATCTTCTGTCCATTGTTGTAAACCAGCAGCGATATCAAATTTTAATTGTTCAACTTCTTTATCACCCATACCACTTAAAGTAGTTTCATCTAAAAATTTATATAAATGGTCTACAAAAAAGTAACCAGGAGCACTTTTACCATGCTGTTTCTCCATCCAATCTATCCAATTTCTAAACTTTTGTCTATCACCCATAGCAGCTTGTGCCATAACACTACCAGCTTGATGACCATATGGGTATCCTGTATTTAAACCGAATATATCCTTTGTAAATCTTGACCAAACATTCCCAATATTTAATTCTTGTTGTGGTATGATTGCTATAGGTTCTATTTTATTTCCAACACCCTTCCAAATAGTATTACAAGTTGATTGACCATCTAATTCTATTCCACCACCATCCATTGTTATAATAAGTGCTTCATCGTGATTACTTGAAAAGAAAGCATTAGCAGCATGTGCTTGGTGATGACCAACTCCATAAATTTCATGATTAAAATCATCACTAACTTTTACACACCGTTTACTTCCATTCTGAAAACTATCTAGTGGGGAACAAGTTACCCAATAATCTATATCATCTTGATTTTTATAAACTTTTTTAAATAACTCAAAAGAATCACCTTTTGGTTCTTTTTCTCTAGTATACCGTTCAAGTTCAGCATGTATAGTTGGTACGCCATTTTCTAGTACACAAAAAGACGAATCGTGTCCATTCCAAAGTCCTGCTATTTTCATTTGTTACTCCTGTTAATATTATCTTTTATCATCCCTAAAATTCTTTCAGAATGAATTGTTGTATTACTATTATAAGTCCAATCAATAAGTTTAGGGTGATTTAATACTCCGTTAATCATATTCAGTAAAGCATCAGTATTATCTGTGATATGTGTAAAATCTATACCAGCAACTTCATGATATTTTTTATCTGTCACACCATACTCAAATGTTATATTATTTATCCTTGGCCAATCAATATCAAGCTGACCATTTAAAATTGGATATAACATATACAAATGATGCCAAGTTAATCTATTAAGATAGTTTTCACTTTTTAGTGTATTCCAAACAACCTTTAGTTTTTTTTCTTTATCAATCACACTATGTAACTCTTTTAATTGTGTTCTATAACGAAATACATCATCAACATATAACTTTACATTATATTTTTCTGCCAATTTATATAATTTTATAGCTTGTCCAACATTACAAGTAAATGGTTTTTCACAAAACACATTCTTACCATGTTCTAAACAAGTTTTAGTTATTCGATAATGTGTATTATCTGGCGTTACTACAAAAACCCAATCAACAGAATCTAATTTATCCACATAAGTATCTTTACTTCTACATATAAACTTTACATCTGATATTAATTTTAGTTTGGAGTGTATTATTTTACCCCAATAACCATAACCAATTAATCCTACATTTATCATAACATTTTTGCCAACTCTAAACCTATCTTGTGACAGGTTGTTACTTTACCAGATAATATGGTGATAACATTATTATTATTATTATCAATAAATATATCCGAAAGTCTCGAATCATCATTATTTTTTGGTAAAGCTCTAATAGTTCTCCAATACCCATCTGGTTCTACCTCTGATAAAAATGGAAAATACTTTTCCGACTCCTTATAAATAATATCAATATCAAAATCACCACCATCAAAATTGTTTTCATCAGATTCACTCAATACCGAATACTTTGGATTATATAGTAAAAATCTATTCTCTTCTCTACCTTTAGGCATTACACTACAAAAAGGACCATCCATAATAGTTAAACCAAATGGATCGCTTTTCATTTTAAAAATAGGTATCACTACATCTTGAAATTTTAAATTTAATGTAGAGACACCCAATTCCTTATTAATAGAATTAACATTAGCATAGGAAGTATTTATTACATAATCATACCCATCCGAGGTTTGAAATGGCGAATTTAATCTCAAATCTAATCTTGATATTTTATTTAAGACCAATCTTTTCAAAGTTACATAATCATAAATTCCTTCATAAACTTTTATTGAAGATGATATTAATTTTTTATCAACTAAATTGTCAGGAGGAAAATTATCGTATTCATGATTTATTTTTAACTTTTCACAAAATTCTATATATTCTACCGAAGTGACATTACTATCCTCCTTTGCAACCATATAGTAGTTTGGGAATCCAGACACCATCGATTCAATATAATGTTTAGTAAAATATTTCAAACCATCTAAACTTTGTTTTGCAGTATCCAAACTTCTTGGATAATGATAACCAAAATGCACTCTATTGTGATTTAATTTAGAAGCATTCATCATAATATCAGAGTCTTTTTCTACTATTGTAACTTGATGGCCAACTTTATTTAATTCATACCCTATAGTACAACCAAATAAACCAGCACCAATTATTAATATTTTACTCATTAACTATACCATCTAAATTGCTAAAAATATAATACCATCTTTCACATAACTTATTATAATCATATTCTTGTAAATATTTATCTCTCATGTTTTCAACAATTGAATAATCGTAATTATTAATGTTATGTTCTAATACTTCATATAAATCTGAACAATCGTAACTGAACGGTATATATGTTTTGTTTTCCTCCCAAACATTTGAACCGAAATCATATCTTGACATATTCTCTTTACATATTGTAGTTCCTAATTGTACTGCCTCACCATCACCTTGTCTAATTTCTCCCATACCAAATGGTGAAATAGAAATTTTTGAATTATATAGTATTTGCATATACTCTTGAAATGGTTTTCTGCCATGAACAACATTATACTTTTGTGATAATTTCTCTACAACTTTCAGTATTTTTGTTCTGTGAGATTTGTATAAAAGGTGAGTGGTGACTCCATGTGCGGGTGTTGGTGTATCACTTCCTGCACCAAATATAGCACAAATATCAATTGTTTTACTTTTATTTATGTTCAAGTATTGTTTATGAGATGGTATATTAGACATCATATTCCATCCAGTTAATTTAATTCTATCCCAAACATCTAATGGTATATCATATCCCACATCCATTTTACTACCTGAACCGAAAAACCATTTATTAAATGCCTTTGGCTTATGATAATCAACTCTATTTTTAAGCAATTGATTCTTAAACAAATATATTGCCTTACTTTGGGTGAAAACATCATAGGATGTCATCAATGAATGTGAGTCAGAACCATCGAATAAAAAATAATCACCTGTAATATTTGATAATTTTTCCAATCCCCAATCTATACCATCTCTCATAAGTAAATCATGATTCATAAAATCTGACATTCCTATGAACAGATAGTCATAATCATCAGAATCGGTTATCTCTATGCTATAGTCTCTAAGCGTATTTCTAATAAATTGAAATGGGCGAAATGTGGATTCATTTCTTCCATTGGTAGGATTAAGTATTTTAATTTTTATCATACAATTCTATAATTTGATCTCCTATTATATCAAAACTATAATAAGCATTTAATTTTTTCCAAGCATAATTTATAACTTCAAATCGTTTGTCAATATCTTCTAAATATTCTACAAATTTATCTTCAAGTATTTTGTAATCACATGTAGCAGTTTCAGGATACAAAAGAAAATGTGACTCATTCATTCCACCCATGTTAATTGAACCAACATTTGCTACTTGAATCGTTTGGTGTCCTGGATGATTCATTACGGGATCTAAGTTAAAATGAAACATACTAGAACTCCAAAGTTTTATAAAATCTGTTTGATTCATATAATCAAACCTTTGATTTTCTTTAAGAGGTTTAAACTTAGCTGGAATTTTATATTTTTTACTTAGATAGGACACAAACTCATAAGTTCTACCTCTACGATGCATTGGATTTGGTAAATAACCATAGAGAGATTCTTCCTTCTCGTCTGTATAAAATAAATCATAATAAGGATTTATATTTATAGGGCATGATATAAAATTAAATTTTCTTTCTGTATTATTTTCTATTTCTTTCCATTCATTTAGTTCTTTCATAGTAGATATACCATGCGCTGACATAGTATCACATTCTTTAAAAAATTTCATCCAATTATCATACCTAACTTCTCTATTATGTACTGATAATTCTTGTTCTTTAGCCCAACCTACTATTTTAGCATTTGGGTATTTTTTTCTCAACCTATCAACCGAATAGAGATGTTTTGTTTCATTATCCAAACCCGCTCGTTCACAACCATAAAGTATTATATCCAAATCGTAATCAGGAAAATCTAAATCTTCCTTAACCCATTCTATTAAATTTAAAAAACACCCATCACCAAATAAAAATGGAAAATTCCAACTTGATATAGTTAAACTTGGATTAATAGATCGATTATGGGCATATGGTTTATGTTTAATAAAATCATAACCAACTCCATCTTTTACATAAAATGAATTTTGAGCACAGGAGTCTACTACATAAGCTAATTTCATATTATTTCCTATATTTTTGAATATCGTTTTTAACCATAATATCAATCATGCCTTCAAATGATGTTTTAGGTTTCCACCCCAACTTTGATTTAGCTTTATCAGCATTACCAGCTAAGTAAAATACATCAGCAGGCCTCATATACCTTGGATCTTGAACAACATATTTTGACCAATCATCTACACCAATACTTTTAAAGGATTTGTCTAAAAAATCACCCAATGTATGAAATTTACCAGTAGCTACTATATAATCATCAGGTTCATCTTGCTGTAACATTCTCCACATACATTCAACATAGTCAGGAGCATATCCCCAATCTCGTTTTACATCCAAGTTACCTAACTTTATAGTGTCTTTCAACCCCAAATGTATCTTAGCAACACCATCTGTGATCTTACGAGTTACAAATTCTACACCTCGGCGCTCTGATTCATGATTGAACAGAATACCACAACAATTAAACATATCATAAGACTCTCTATAATTTATAGTAATCCAATGAGCATATAATTTTGCTACACCATAGGGTGACCTTGGATAAAACAAAGTATTTTCATTGGCATAGTTTTCCATCCTACCAAACATTTCAGATGTTGATGCCTGATAATATTTGATATCTTTATGATGATACATATAATTATATTCTCTAATAGCCTCTAACATTCTTAGAGCACCAAGACCTGTAACATCGCCAGATTGTTCTGGTGTATTCCAACTCTCACCCACGAATGATTGTGATGCTAAATTATAAACCTCATCAGGATCAGATTGTTTTATACATCTTAACAATGAATTTTGATCTGTTAAATCACCATTGAGAAATGTTACTCTACCTTCTAAGTGTTTAGTATTTGTTCTATTTGGTGTAGAGCATCTTCTCTCTATACCATATACTTCATATCCTTTTTCTAACAAAAAGTCTGCTAAAAAAGAACCATCCTGTCCACTAATTCCAGTTATTAATGCTTTTTTCATCATATCTCCAATATTTGTTGTAAATCGTTATACTCTTTAAATTTTCCATTACCAGTCGCAAGAGTCTGTATATTTTCTTTTGACATTTTTAAAAACTTTTGAAAATTATTATTCTTTTTATTCAGAAAAGAATGTGGATTATCTTCATCCTTAACATACATTCTCTTTTGTGGATGTCTCCTAGCGTGAACATGTAATATATTTTGACATACAAACTGTAAATAGTTTTGCCCTAATAACTTCTGAGACATTATAGATAAGCCCTCATCGTCATTATATAACATACATGGTGGTATGTTTACACCAAACTTAATTAAGTCCGTTGATAATACCAAACAAGCTCCACTTATTTTTGGGTTAGTTATATATGAAAAATCAAAATCTTCGGCTCTATCATTTATTTTATTCATCTCTTCTATAGATAATTGTGATTTAGCTTGATTAGTATATAGATGTCCGTTATCATCATCTATAAACTTAACATCTCGATAATCAACATGAACTAATGGATCCCAACTAGCATCCCACATTTTTCTATCTGAAAAACTCAGTAGATATTTATGTATTCCTTGTTCATCCGTGTAGTTAGCCAATGTTTCTATCACTTGAAATGCTTCTCTTGGAAAGAAACTGTCGGTTTCACCCCACATTACATAATCTACTTTCTTACAATAGTTGTAATTCAAATCTCTTCTATAATCAGTATGAAAATAAAATTCATCTTCTTTATCTTTTACTTCATAGTTAACCCAAAATCCCATTTGTTCTAATGTAGCAACACCTTTTTTAAATTTTATATACAACTCATGTTTCTTAATCATGTTGGTATCAACTTTTTCAAAGTGTTGTAGCATATTAAAACACAAATCAATAGTTACATTCTCTTTATTCTCTACGGTTTCTAATAAATTCACCATTCCGTTTATGAAATCATTATACATTTCGATTTCAAACCACATTACATGAGTTCCTATTACATACCTTCTGGTCAATTTAGTCATAATATATAGCCAATTTCGTTTTCAAAATCCGTTTCTAAATATTTGTAAGGTCTGTCAATATATTCCGATACCCTTTTCATCAATTCACTTTCTTCATCTCTATTTATATCATCAAAGATAATTGGAACATCAGTATTAAATTTATCAATGTGTTTATAAAAACCACCTCGTCCCCAACCATGTGAAAAACCACCTGGTCCATCAACTAAAATTAAATCATAACTATTTGGTAAATTTGAAAACAAATCGTCTGGATGATACCAAGCTTTATCGTTTAAAAAACCATTGGGTTTTGTATAAGTTTCATCATATGATTTACTTCTACAATTTATATAGGTTGTATATTTTGAATACCTATCAAACCATTCGGGTTGATTTTCAACGGAATATAAATTATAAATTTTACCCAAACCTACAGTTGAACCTGGACCACTTCCTAATTCCAATATAGTTTTACCATTATCCAATATACTTTCTATAAATTCAACAGCAGCTTTATTTATTGAAACACCACCGTATTCTATATATTCATCTTCAGTTCTTAAAATGTATTCCATGTATTACCTCTCACTAGTTCCACTTGGTTGTTCATGTGTCATCAGTATATCAGTTAAACAACAACACATCATATCTCTTTGTGTTAAACCCGATTGTTCAAGTTTATCTATACCTATCATACCAGGACCAGAACCTATGGTTTCACCAACCGCTTGTTTATACACCTCCCGTTCAAACAAACCAGCAGCTGCAAATTGCCAGTAAGGAGACTCCGATGAATGAAACAACCACAAGTTTTTACCCCTCTTAGAATTTTTATGCCAATGCTCTTCAGCATATTTCCAAACTCTTGTCAACATCAAATGCCCACAATTATTTTCTTTATATTCATCAAATATTTCAGAAAATTTATCACGAGTAAGTTCATCAGAAAATTGATAATCTTCACATAGATATAGAATATAAGGTGAATCTGTTATTGAAAAAAAATCTAAAATAGGTGCACCCCAATCACGATTTAAATCTTGTTGAAAATGTAAGTTCTCTATATACTTTTCATATAAAGAACGGACTTCATCAGCATAGATATCAGTATCGTAATTGATTATAACTGGATATGGATTAATAACATCAGCCCAAACAGGTAAAACTTTTTTTAACAAGTTTAATCTAAATTCCTTAGTACATATAAAATTTTGAAATAAACTAATTTCATGGCCAGTAAATTTATTCATAATATTTTCTCCAATGCTCAATCATATCATCCATCAAGGTTTCAAATGTATATTTTGGCTTCCATCCAAGAGTTTTTCTAATCTTAGTAGAATCACCCTTTAGATACTTTAGTTCTTCAGCTCTCATATATTTTGGATTTTGTGTTACATAATCTTTATAATTTAAATCCAATTTATCAAAAACATATTTACACATATCACGAACTGAATTTGTAACTCCAGTAGCACAGACAAAATCGTCTGCTACATTATGATTTATAATCATGTGCATAGCCTTAACATAATCCTTTGAATGTCCCCAATCACGATAAGCATCCATGTTACCTAAAACTAATTTATCTTGCATTCCCAATTTAATTCTAACAGCTGCCTTGACAACCTTATTGGTAACAAAATTAGCACCTCGTCTTGGAGATTCGTGATTAAATAAAATACCATTAGCACCAAATAAACCATAAGCATGTCGATAATGTTTAACCATATTATACCCAAACACCTTTGTACAACCGTAAGTGCTTGTCGGCTCCATCTTTGTAGTTTCTCTCTGATAACCATCCTCATCTACAGTACGACCAAACATCTCTGAAGAAGATGCTTGATAAAATCTAGCAGTAGGACAGTTATTTCTCCAACCTTCTAGCATATTTAATAAACCAAGAGCATTTGTTTGTACAGTAAATTGTGGAATATCAAAGCTAATCCTAACATGACTTTGAGCAGCTATATTGTATATTTCATTAGGTTGTATAACTTTAATCATTCTCTCTAATGAACTTACATCTAATAAATCTCCATACTCTAAATTTAAATCAGATTCAATATGATCTATTCTATTGTGTTGATTTTCTGGAGTAGAATTTCTTCTTACTATTCCATATACATCATAGTCTTTTTCTAATAATAATTCAGCAAGATAACTACCATCTTGTCCAGCAATACCCGTTATAAAAGCTTTTCTTTTCATTTAAATATCTCCATTTTAGTTAAATCTGGCCAATCTTCAACTACCCATTGTCTCGGTTTGATTTTAATGGCGCTTGGTAATTTATCAAGTCCTAGTTGAGCTGTTTCGGGAGTCATATAATAATGATACCCTATTGTATCTATATTTTGTTCTCTCCAAGGCACATCAGGTTCTCTACCATCATAAGACATTTTTTTTAGTTTATTATAAGCGTTTTTATTATCTGTTAATATCATACCACCCCTACCAAGACTCAAATGTTTTTGAAATTGAAAACTTAAGCACATAAATGTGTTTGGTATATAACTATTTTCTTTCCAAAGAACAGCAGCATCATAAACTCCTGTATTACCTATTTCATAGTAATCTTCCCAATTTTCATCCTTCCACACTAATGGTATATTAAGTTTATTAGAAAGAAATGGTATAGATATATAAGTCCTCTTTGGTATAATTAATTCATCCACATCAAGATATCGTAAGCACAACTCAATGCCATGTGTGCAACTATCTATAGCAATACCGTAACTTGCTCCAAAATATTGTGAAACATCTGTTTCAAAATCACCTACTGATGTCCAACTCATAAAGTAGTATTCCTTAATAATATATTTCCAAAATTACCCATAAAATTATAAACACCTAATTCCTTAAAATTAGGCAAAATATCTTTTATATCTTCTGTAGTGTAACAATTCTCATAAAGTTTTTTATTGCCGACACCGTTAAACTCTATATAAAGGTAATGAACACTATTACTTATGGTTTCTAACCCACCTGATAAAAACTCTTCTTCACCACCATTTACATCTACCCACATTATATCAATCAAATCAATATTTTTACCTAACATCCATGTATCTAATTTAGTTGACTTAACTTTACTCAACTCAAACTGAACATCAGGAAATACATTTAAATGATTATCTGGTTTTTTAACTGAACCAGAAGCACTCCATGTCTTTTCATAATCATACCTCGTATGTCTACGAGTTTCACTTTCACTTTGATAAAACTCTATCTCACCATTGACATCAGATAAAGCAGTTTGTATTAGATTAATTTTCGCACTACCGACATGTTTTTTGAATATATCAACAGACCTTTTATCAGCCTCAAAGGCATATATTTTTGGTTTATCAAATATATTTAAAAAATCTAAACAATCATTTCCATCAAAAGTTCCAACATCAAATATTGTTGGATTCTCTTTATCTATTTTATCTCTAAAATAACTTTTATCTATATCTTTTTCTGTATTATAACTCATCTAAAAACACCTTATCTAATTTCTGTCCCTTATATGGTCCTGTTTTGTATTCATAAACTAATGTATCATGTTCTAATATTAAGTAATTATGACCACCACCTAGTGTTATGGAACAATCACCAACATTAAGCACAGGCTTACCTAATAACTCACCATCCGTGTCATAGAAATGACATTCAACACTACCCTTTATAACAACCCAAGATTCTTGTGCAATTACTTCCTTCTCACCCGATTTCCAAATGTGTTGATGAGGTCTGAATGTATGTCCCTTCTCCATGTTCATAGAAGATAATTGAATGAATGAATCATCACCAACTATATCCCTTCTATGCCCATCTTCTATTGTGTAAAACTCATCAACCTTGTGTATAATATGCAATAGTTTATTTGGTTCTACTTTTGAATATAAAAATTTCATCTTAAATCTCCCAACAATCTGGATGTTTGTTTAAATCTTGTCCGAAAAAGTTTTCAGGATTATGTTTTTGACTTGTTTTTGTATGATTTGGGTTTTCATCCAAATAGTGTTTAATCCTATTTAAATCTTCAATATCAAAGAATTGCCAGTCGTTGCCAGCAGTACTCCTTCTGTGTTTTATAAAGCTACCTCTACCCTCAGATGCGGTTATGTCTTTACCGTCAATTAAAGGCTCATTGTTATCCCATTGACAATGGTGATTTGCTTTCCAACCCAAACCAACATGGATGTCTACGGTTTTCATAACTTCTATCCAATATCTATCATCTAAAACATTAGGAGATAATCTATTATTTAATTCATAAAATTTTCTAGGTACTATTCTTGGATAACCATCTTGCCAATCAAATGTAAACAAATAGATTTGATCCTTTCCTTCATTAACAAGAGTATCCCACCCATCATATCTGTCATTATCTAATAAAATCATATCATCTGTCCATATTAAAAGATATTCGCCAGTAGACATAAAACACATCTCATCATAGTATCTATTTAAAAGAACATATCCATGCCGTTTACCAACGATAAACCTCATAGATATACTATGTTTCTTAGAAAAGGTTTCTATAACTTTAAAATCTGAATTGCCCCATTTAAAATCAGCTGATTTATCAATAGTATTTGTAGGTTCTACTTGATAGTATTTCATACACTCACTTAAAGCATAATCATCGTCTTCATCAAATCTAAATATTAATTCTAAATTTGATATATCATGTGCTTGATTTATAACCGAATCCACCCCTCGATATAAAACATCTGTTCTTTGTCTAGTTGGTATTAAAACTGATATTTTCATAAATCTAACTCTTCTTGTGTTTTTTTCATCATATGATTTCTTAAATCATCTGGTATACCATTGAAATGATAAATCCAACCAAGTTTAGTAAAAGTCAACTCATCATCTAAAATCTCAAATCTATTCATATCTTGCATATTCCACTCGTAGTCAAGTTGTTTATACTCAATCTTTTCTTGCTTAACAAAAAAATTTAATATAGGTTGATCCGTTCCAACTTGATATGTTTCTTGTAATTTAACTATATTTTCTCTATTAGTCAAGTAAAAATTTATTATTTTTTCATAAAATTTTTTATGTTTTTTGTTACATAATATTACACCCGAATTAAAATATTCAAAATAAGGTACATTAATATCAGGAAACATGTGTTTTTTATAATTTTCTATACTTCTACACATCCAATCATAACTACCGTAACTACGCACAACACAAAATTTATCATCCGTTAGCTTAAAAATATCAGGAGCATCAGGATGTATTATTGTATCAGCATCAACAATTAAAACTTGATTATAATCAACACCACTACTATCCAGCAATTGAAATACAAATAGTTTATGCCAATTAGCGTTCATATAATCCTCTGGATATATACGATTTGTTAAAACGAACAATTCACAATCATTAATATCACACCAATATTTCCAACTTTTAACGGAGTAGTTGTAAGGCTTATCCCTTCCTGGTTTTTTATCTTCTGATAAATTAACTATAAAAACTATATTTTTACTCATATTTATGTTTTACCGAATCCCACACCTGTTTCATCAAATCATTTCTCAAAGTTCTATCAAATCCACTAAAAGCCCAAATATACCCATATTTTATAAAGTAAGGAGTTTTATCTTCATTTAATTGCCAGTTATATTTAAACCAATCAAATCTGTTCAAGTGAGTTAACAAATATGGAGCTGGTAATGAATCTACTTTAATATTTTTAATTTGAAGTAAATAGTTATAAGGCGTTTGATCTGTTCCTCTATGTACAGTTTTTTGTAATTCTAATATCTTTTGATTATTTTCGTAGTAAAAATCCTTTAATTCCAATAAAAACTTTTCATGATCTTTATCAAAAATTTGAAAACCGGTGCTTATGTATTTTGTTGTATCAAATTTGTAATTATTAAATAATTTCTTATATCCTTGAACAGCTTGATAAAGCCATTTTAAATTTTCTAATGATCTAAAAGCGGTTATCTTGCCATTAGTTAAATTAAAAAAGTTAGGGGTATCCCATCTAACTATGTTATGACCATCAATTACAGCTATTTTATTATATTGTATATTGGATTGGTTTAATTGATTAAATACATCAAACCACCTAGTCCAAGTAACTCTATGTTTACCTGTATCGGATTCTGATGATTCTTTGTATTCATAAAATATAACATTATTTTTATCACACCAATATTTCCATGATAATTTTGATATTTCTAAGTACTCAAATTGACCATGTTTTTTAAGCATCAAATCACTTTTACTTTTAACACCTATCCAAAATAAAACATTTTTTTTCACAGTAACTCCGTTGGGAAAGATTTTGTTTCACTATTAAAACTATTAACCATTTCTTTTGTTTTCTCATCGATGACACTTTTAAAATTATCATAGTTATCTAGACCTTTTTTTGTCCAAGAAAATGGATGTGTTAGTAATTGTAATTTATCAACTTCATCAACATTCAAATTCAATGGGTAACCATATTTCCAATTATTATTTGAATCAGCAATATACTTAACTCTTAATTTTTTTGGTTGTATTTTATCATAATAGTGAAAATATTTATCGTCATATGCATTTATATACCCATTAATTTTAATATATTCCCTCAACTGATATGGTTTTGGTCTATGAAATGAAAACCTATCCACATTAAGATTAGTGTACTTAGATAAAGTTTCTATATCTTCTACTACAAAAGATTCTAATGAATTTTGAGAATTAAATTGAGAAGTATTTATATGTGCTCCAATATGATGTCCTAAGTTACTGATTTTTTTTATGATATTAATATTTTCTCCCGATAAAGAGTTATAACAATTATTTCTAATCTGAAAAAAGTAAGACGATTTAATCCCAAGCTCCTTGTCTATCTTAGCAATATCTAAAGCTCTATGAGGTGAAAACTCTACATCATGCCGTACAATAGCAAAAGAATTAGTATTATCAGTAACATCAGAATAGTCTATAATTTGATAGTTATCTTTGATAAAATTTAAAATTGTTTTGTATTCTTTAAAAGAAAATTTGTTCATACCAAAACCTCTGTATAATATCTTATCATCTTAGAATATAATGGTTTATTTATATTTAATTTTTTATTAGAAATTAAATCTAATCCATATTTTAATATATTACAATTAGCACCTTTTGTTAATATTATAGATCCTGCTACTCTAGGATTGATTTCATAAATATATGGTATTCCATCATCAGTTAAAAATAACTGTAAGTTTACTATCCAATCCAAATTCATTGATTTAATTATTTTATTTACATAATCGATTACATTGATGTTCATATCAACTTCACTTTTAAGTGATATACCTTCTTTAGAGTTTAATCTTTTAAAAGGTATGGTAACTAATGGATTTCCTTTATCAGCTAATGAATATATAGAATAATCTTGACCATATAACCTTTTCATCATAACAATATCAGATAAGTTATTATTTTTAACGATAATTTTTTTGTATTCGTCTGAATTCATTTTAGGCGAATTATTTAATTTATCAAATATATTTTGATTATCATTTACATATTTTTTTTCTAATATTTTAAATCCTCTACTGCCAGATGATATTCTTGGCTTGACTACAACTTCATTATGTTTATCTATAAAATAATCAAAATCCCTTTTCGTTTTAGGAATACAATAATCAGGACATTTTATTTTCAATGATGACAATTTTTTTAACATTGAGCCCTTATCATTAGCTATTAGTAAGTCATCTAAATTAGTTCCTGGTATTAACACTCCCAAGTCATTAAATTCTTTCTCATGTTTTTTTAATGGTATAAGACTATTTTGTGTTGAAGTACATAATATAACATCAACCTCTTCTATTTTACATATATTTTTGACAAAATTAATATAACTTTTGTTATTTGTTTTAGGTGCTTGATGAAAAGTATCAACTAAAAACCTACCTGGATTTTCCAAATCTATATCTATTCCTACTATTTTATTAACATAATCTATATCCCTTAACATGGATATCAAATTAGGTCCAATAGCCATACTACCACAAACTGCTAAAAGTATGTTCATATACTTATACCCTCTTGATTGTACCACTTTTCATTATTGATAGCTCTATCGTCTATGAATAAATCATAAGCTGGTTTACCTAATTTTAATTCATGATATTTAACACCCCAATCGTTTACTTGTTTTTCAGTAAACTCAAACCAATCCACACCAGATGATGTTCCTCTAGATGTGAAGAGAGTAATACTATGACCTTCATCATATTTTTTATTTATCCAATCTATAACCTCTTGATATGGAACAGAATCTTTATACTCACAATTAGTGGAACATATCGTACCATCTATATCAAAACAATATCTCATACTTGTCCTATTTTTTATGTTCTTCTGAAAACCAATTTAGGTAATTTTCCATACCATCTTCAAATGATGTAAAATCAAAATTACCAAATTCTTCTTCGTATCTATCTAATGATATAGAAACTTTTTTAGGAGCTGAGTCGGCTACATCATTATTAACCTTACCCCTCACAACTCGTTTTTTAAATTTATCACCAATTATTTTTGCCATATCATATATAGTTATTTCTTCCTTACCACCCACATTATAAACCGGCCATTTACCTCTTAAAATAATATTTATCAACATTATACAACAATCTGAAATGTGTTGATATTTTCTATATGAAGATCCATCATCAAATAAATTTATAGTTTCTTGTTCAATTCCTTTTTGAGTTAACTCACTCATAACACGAGAATCACTCATAAGATGTCCTGGTCCATAACATAGAGAAACTCTCGCAGACCTAGCATTGTATCCTTTGTCACTTAATAATTGAATATTGTATTCTCCAGCTATTTTACCAAGAATATATGTTACCCTTTTATGCCATAAGTAAACACTCAAATCATCCGATTCATGATGTGACTTATCAGTTTTGTTTAAAGCATAAACCTCAGAACTACTTATGAATAATCCTTTAGCCGTTGGATTATTAGATAAAACTGAGTCAAATACTCTTCTCATAGCATCAACATTTAAAGAATACGTTTTATCAGCATCAGCTAAAAATTTACCTGGTTGAGCATATCCAGCGCAATAAAAACAAAAATCTACTTTATCAAAAAACCAAGCATCACTGGTTAAATCTCTAGAATAGTAAGTAATATATTTTTTATGAATCACATCTTCTAATCTTTTTGGATCTGAGCTCAGACTGGTTAAAACCAACTTACAATTAAAGTTTAATTCTTCATTTAAATAAACAAAAAAATCTGTTAAGAAACCACCTATCAGACCATTGGCTCCGGTAATTAAAATTGTCTTTCCTTTAAACTCATCAAGTGGCGCTCCAATAACTTTACTTATTTTATCCATTGATTCTTTTAAATATTTGTTCATTATATCCACCTCAATTGTTCTAATATAGAATTTTTATCCATAGCGCTTTCTCTTCTAAGATCATCATAAGAACCATAACTCGTAAGAAATTTTCTTTCCATACCAATTCGATGTACATTAACATTAAATGTATCACTTATAAAATCACCCAAACCACCTACTTTAAAATGATTTTCAACAGAATATACTTTTTTAGATTCTCTTAACAATTTACCTACATACTTTTTAGATTCCGAATTGATATGTGATAAAGTATGAACATAAATCACTCCAATGTTCGGTGACTCTAATACATCATCTAAAATATGTCCTGTGACAAAAGCATATCTACCATCTTTAGATTCTCTAACTACCTCTAAATCTCCAGGCGTAACATCTATCTGCTGTGAATGTTGTTCTTTTGTCAATCTAAAATATTTTGGATGGCCATTTCCCCAAGTATCTTTAAATAAATTTCTAAATTCAACTGGACTAGATGGTTCAAACACTTGCATATTTGGAATTAATCTCATCATAGCAATATCACCATAACAATGATGTGTACAACCCAAATCAGCGTAGTCATAAGTCCCACCAACCGTCACTATTGTCACCTCTGTATTCTGATACCCTATGTCATTTTTTATCTGTTCAAATGCTCTTTCCACAAGAAAGGGAGAAATAGTATGAATAATAGGTCGCATACCCTCAATAGCCATACCGCTAGCCATCCCAACCATTGATTGCTCACATATACCTATATTATAAAATCTGTCAGGTGCAATTTGTTCTGTTTCTCTTAAAAGAAAATGACTTATATCACCTATCATTACTACTGATTTTAAATCAGATTGAACTACTTCATGACATAATTTAGCAAACTCAGCTCTCATAAATTTCCTCACAGAATTTTTTATATTCTTCTTCAGTTGGTGCTCGGTGGTGCCAAGCAAACATATTATCTTCTATTTCTTTTATACCCTTCCCCTTAACAGTATTGGCTAAAATAACTTTTGGTTTTTTTACACTACTTAATTTCATAGCCTGTACTAAAGAGTCTACATCGTGCCCATCAATTTCAATTACATCACATCCAAATGACTCAAACATTTGAATATTTAGTTTTGGTTCTAAAGACCTTATTTGTGATTTATTATAGTCTACTACACAAATTAAATTATCTAATTTATTATCAACAGCTATCAAAATAGATTCCCATATTGAACCCTCGTTTATTTCACCATCCCCAATAACACAAAATACCTTTCCGTTTTTTTTCATTATTTTTTTTGCAATTGCAGTTCCAATAGCAATTGGAAGTCCATGACCAAGTGAACCAGTTGAAGCATAAATTTTATCAACTTTATTTCTATCTGGATGACCACCTAATCTACTACCTTTTTTACCAAAAGTCAATAATTCTTTTTCATTAATATGACCTTGGATAACTAATAAAGAATATAAAGCTAGGCATCCATGCCCTTTACTTAAAATCATAACATCATCTTCAGTTTCAACTTGATTAAAACTTTTCATAATTTCAACTATGGATAAAGCACTTGGTATATGTCCATGATTAGCATGATATGCTGCACTTACTATGAGTCTTCTCATTTCTTTAGATATTTTAATCATAAATCTCTCGGTTGTAATATTGGCTCTTTGATAGGCCAAAAGATTTTTAGACTTTTATCGTTCCATTTCAATGTAAATTGATCATCCACATCGGGATAGCCACCTGGATAAGCCCATTTATAAAAGATATTAGCACTTTCACTAGTTATAAGATAACTTAATCCTACGCCAGGTGGTAATACTAAAATATTTTTGTTGTGTACACTAAGTATTTCCCAAGCCCATTTCATATGAGTATCAGAATTTTTTCTATTATCAACAATAACACAATAGACCTCTCCATGAACACAAGTTACTAATTTTGTGCTTTTGTAATCACCATGTATTCCGCGTAAGACATTTTTTGATGAAGTGCTTAACTTATCTTTTACATACTCAACATCGTTATCTTCAGTATCATTTATCGTATAGTAATATCCTCGATAATCTTGATAAGAACTTGGTTGATTTAATTTAACTCCATCAAAAACACCATTAATAATTTTCCTATCTGTAAATTTTTTAGTCATTTATTTGACCATTAATTATGTTAGAAATAAAAACTATTTCGTCATCGGTTATATGTGGATTATTTGGTACATAAAAACCATACCTATCAATTTCTGTAACATTAGGTAGCTCTAATTTACCATATTCTTTTACATAAAATGGTTGAGTTCCCATTGAGCCACATATCATAGGTCTAACCTCAACACCATTTTTTTCCAACTCTTTGACTATTTTGTCTCTGTTAGGATGTATTACAGGATAAGCAAAGTTAGAATTAAAATCACTTAGTTCTGTGCTTGGTTTCCAATAATTATTTTTGACTAATTTTTGATATGTTAAATAATTATATTCTCTTTTCAAACCCCAACCATCAAGCTTATCGATTTGACTTAAACCTATGTATGCCTGTAAATCTGTAGCTCTGACATTAAAACCTTGATAATAAAAAGTATAGAGTGCATTAAAAGTAGAAACATCCCAATCTCGTTGTAACTCAATTTGTTTTTCAGTATCTAAATCCCTATCCCATCCATGAGCTCTTATTGATATTAATATATCATATAAATCTTTATCATCAGTTGAAACAAACCCACCTTCAATTGTAGAAATATGATGACCAAAATAAGTTGAAAAACTTGACATCTTACCAAATGTTCCTAACTTAACTTGTTTGTACTTACACCCCATTGATTCACAAGTATCCTCTAGTAATATAACATCATACTTTTCACATAATTCTACAACCTTACCCATTTCAGGAACTAAACCTAAAACTGAAACAAACATTAGAGTTGATGGAGATTCCTCTTTAAATATCTTTTCTAAATGTACCAAATCAACTGACAAATCTCTCTTATTAGAGTCACACAAAATTGGTTTTAATCCCAACTGCATGACTGGTGCTAAATCAGTAGCCCAAGCAACAGATGGTACTACCACCTTATTGTTCTTTAAATATTTACCTTGCTGTAATGCTGATAACATTATTAGATTAGCAGAAGAGCCTGAGTTGACATATACAGAATACTTTCTCCCTAACCAATTAGAGTATTTCTCTTCTAGTTCTAATGTTACAGGTCCTTTAGTTAGTCTTGGATATGTTTTTAACCAATCAATTAGTTTATCTATATCATTCTTATCTATTGTATCTTTTACTAAATAAATTTTGTCCATTTAACTTATAACTCCACTTATATAATTTTTAATATCTTTAGTTGGATGCCAACCAAGTTCTTGATTTGCTTTTGTATAATCAGCCAAAGTGAATGGATACTCACCGTTTCTTGCTGGTATGTATTCTTTAGGATAATCTTTACCAAACATATCTGCTAACTCATTAATTGAAAAGTTCGTACCTCTACCTAATTCATAGGCTTGACCACTTGATATAGGATTATCTCCTAACAAACCAGTACCACATCGAACTATACCATCCACAATATCATCTATGTGAGTAAAATCTCTTCGTTGTTTCCCATCTCCGGTAACAGTTAGTGGTTTGTTTTCACGATATTGTTTTTCAAAAATACCCACAACCGTGGCATACGCTCCATCTTCTAATTGATGTTCGCCATAAACATTATAAAATCTACAAATAGCAGTTGGTAAGTTATACACTTTATTATATAATTCACAAAGCTGTTCTCCACCATATTTTGACCAAGCATAAGGACTACCCCATAACCCGTGATGAAGTGTACTTGAACCAGCAAAAACTACAGGTGTTTCATTATCTCTTGCCCACTCTAATGTATGTAAAGCACTATTGAAATTATTTCTTATTGTCTTTAATGGATTTTTTAAAGATGGTTGTATTCTAGCCAAAGCAGCTACATTAACTATCAAATCAAATTCAAATTCTCTCCAATAAGGATATGTACTGTGATCTACATAAATACCTAACATATGCTCACTTGCTAAATCATACTCGTGATAAGTACAACCATCTTGATGATTGGATTTAAAACCAGTAGAGTAGTTATCTACAGCATGAACCTCATGTTTGTCTTTTAATAATCTTTTTATTAAGTTAGTACCGACAAATCCAGCACCACCTGCTACTAATATCTTCATTTAAATTCCTTAAAGTTTTGCAGTTATTTCTTCATTGTAAAATTTATTTTGTTCTACTTGTCTTTCTATCGTTTTAGGATGGGTGATAGAATACTTTTGTTCCTGTGGTAAATGAGCATAGGTCTGAAAACCCGTTAGTTGTTCATGAACAGGTTTTTCCCAACGAATGTTTGGTCGGTTACGAAAGATACGACCTTGCCAATCAGGATAGTTTATCCATCCTTTTTCATTTATTTGATACCCATACATCCTACAATGTTCTTCCGTTATACCTTCTACAGTATTTATTCTTGGAACAAAGATTAAATCAACTTCATTACCCTCAAGTATATCGTGTATATCTTTCATGAACCAATGAGATATCATTTCATCAGCATCTAAGTTAAAACTATAATCACCAGAACACATACCTTTAAGATAATTTTTTTGACTAGCAAAATCTTTCAATAAATTTCTTTGGTCTAACTTTATATCTGTAGTAGATGAATAATAATCTAATATAGCTTTCGTCTTTTCATTATCAGAATAGTCATCAAGAACCACAATCTCATCTTGAGGTTGTTTATATGATAATAAAGTTTGTAGTAACTTTTCAAGAGTTTCATCTTCGTTATGAACCAACATAGAATAACTAATTTTCACTTGATAAACTCCATGTTTATTTGTGTAACCTTTAGTGAAGTCAACTTAGTAAGTTTATATGACCTATATGATTGCTTAAAGTATTTATCGGCTGATATTACATCACTATAAAATCTTTTAGGTGTCATAGCACTTCTTTTCTTTGGATTAGCAATCTGTAATCTAAAGTAATTTTCTTTTAAACTAATTAAATTTTCTACCTCATCTAATTCTGTTTTCTTAAAATCAGCAACAGTAAATAACTTTTTTAGTTTAGTGGCATTGAGGTAATTCATATTCAACCCCTCTATATTTTTAGTTTCTTTATTAGTATTTAAATAAAGTAAGATAGGTCTAGGATCCTTAACACCTTGTTCAGAATAATTAAAGGTAAGTATCATACCAGGTAGTAACCTACCGACACCTATTGTTTGGATAGATTTAACTATCCGCTTGTTGTTGTATCGATTCGCCAATTGTTATCTCCATTTTTTCTACCATTTTATAAGCACTAGTAAAGTTAGGAACAACCACTTCCGTTTTAGGATCATGATGGGGGAATATTCTCCACTTCAACTCTTTATCTTCTACCATAGGAACTACTTGATAATTTGCTGTAGTAAATACAGATGGTGCCCAAAATCTATCTCCAATTTTTTCACATACATCTTTGAACTCTTGTGGAAACGGATTCTCACTTATATGTTCTTTCATCTTATTATTGGAACTATAACCACAAGCTAAACATTGCATGTTCTGCTCTTCATCGCCAAGTAATATAAGCGTGTCATCTATTTCCTCTCCGAGATTTTTCATACAGACAGGACATTTTACTCTTAAGGTATAATCTTCCATTATGTAACTTTTTTAAGTTTAGGTAATTTTATCTTTGATGGTTGTTTACTATCGCTATCAACTTTTTTAAGTTTAGGTAGTTTTAAACTAACTGGTTGTGGTATTTCTTTTAAAACAGCATCAATAATATTATTAAACTCTGTTGCCATAGCTTTCAGCGAAAACTTCCTTCTGTTTTTCTTACCTAAACGAACGGCTTTCTTTTGTATTAGTTTTCTTTTCTTATGAAAAGTTCTAATCTTTCTAACTACATCAGCTTCATTTACATCAAACCACTTTGATGGTTCTACTATGATATTTTCCCAAAGAACTGATTTCGGAACTGGTTTTATAAACCCATCAATTAGCATAGATTCTGAATCTGTAAGAAAGTCAAGATGACCACTCCACTTACTAGCAATTACAGGTAAATCACAACAACTAGCTTCTAACATTGGTCGTCCAAAACCTTCACCATGTGTACAAGTAATGAAAGCACTAATCTTTGGATGGTTATAAAGTGTTGACATTTCTTCAATAGTAAAGTCACCATGTATTAAATAAATATTAGGTAAGTCTACGCCCTCAAACATATCTTTTACCGATTGTATTCTTTTCTTTATATTTTCTCTATCAAGAAGACTAAAATTAGCTCCATTAGTTTTAAGAACAAGTGCTGGTGAATTGGGGATATTAGAAAATGATTTTAGAAAAGACTTTATCAAAACTCCTATATTTTTCCTGTCCTCTCCAAATCCTTGATTACCCCATTGTCCCACATGAAGATAAGCAAAGTCTTCTTTGATAAGTTCATTTAATTCTTTAGTTAAACCCTTATCTAGTTGGTTTTTATCTCTTGGAAAATATACATCTGTATCTACACCTTCAAATAAGACTGATATTGGTTTTTCATTTCTTATATCGCCAACTTTTTGTTTTTCCCCATTAGGAGCATCTTGCATTTTATCAAAAACACAACGATTAAATGTATCTGCTGTAAATTTAGATGGAACTATATTGAAATTCATACGATTCATACCTTCTAAAAATGCGGGTGAAACAACATCCGTTTCTACACCAGCAGTTATACCGATATTTATCTTCGCACCAGTAGCAAATTCATTAGGTATTCTAATATCAATGAGAATATCAGGCTGACCTTGTATTTGATCTTGTCGTATAAAGGTATTTAATAATTTCTTATGCCTTGGAACTTCTGGTCTAAGATGGTTTCTTGGTGTATTTCCCCACTTAACATCAAGACACTTAATATCCAAATCATCTCTATCCATAATAGAATAATATATTGAGCGAGCATGGTCACCGTAACCACTACGGGTATTAAAAGGTGCAATCATTAACACATTATGTTTCATACTTCCTCCATATGATATTTAGGTTGTGGTTTCCAATTATCAAAAGCACCATTCATAGAATCAATAAAGTTTTGTCCCATTGCTTTTGATGTCATTTGATTTTCTTTACAGAACTCTGTTCCTAACGAACCGAGTCTCTTTCTCTCTTCTCTACTCAAGTCGTATATTTTTCTTAACTGAATGGAAGCGTCTTCAGGTTTACATCTATCATCAAAGATATAAGGTGTCATAGGTGAACCTTGTAAAGACCTATTGGATGGATAAACAGGAAATACCCATTCACCATGTTCAGTATAAGTTGCTTCATGATTAGAACCCAACTCAACATAATCATCAGGTGTTAAGAACTCACCATCTTTCTTGAACCCACATTGGTCTTGTAATCCACCAGTAACATTTACAATTATTGGTGTTCCAACAGTAAGTGCTTCTGCACTACCTAATCCAAAACCTTCGTTACTAGCAAGGTTAATATAAACATCAGCAGAGTTAAATAATAGATTCATCTCTTTATCATCAAAAGGTCTTCCATCTGTATCGTATGTAAATTTAACATCATAATCAGGACACAGATGTCTATGAACTCTAGGTAAATCCGTACCATTGTCATCAACTGGTTGACAATGATAAATTAAAACACATTCTTTTCTCTGTTCAGGAGTTAACTCATCCATAAAATATTTATAAGCCAGTAGAATATCACCAGGTTGTTTTCTTCTGATGTTTCTATTACTATAAAGTATTTTAAATTTCTTATCTTCTATACCATGTTTAGCATCAAAATCTAATAAAGAAGTGTTATCATCTTCTACCTTAGAAAATCTCTTTGGTGATATGCCATGTGGTACATAAGTTATTTGCCAATCTTCATAATCAGGTAATAATCTTTTATTGATTCCATAAGTTTGTTTTGATATACCCATCAGCAAATCAGAACTCTTATAATAGTTTGTATTATATTGTGGATCTGGTAAATCATCCCATATGTTATAATAAAAAATGGGAATGTCTCTACGAATTTCTGCTTCCATATTATAAAACCAAATCCAAAAACGTGGATCTGTATAATGAAGAATAGCATCTGGTTTTTCCATTTCAATAACTTCTCTTAGTAAATCTTCATTACCATAACCATCAACTGGATATATTCTAAGATAGCCATCTTTTATACCAAAATCTTTTTCAAGACCTTTAGACATATCGACAATCTTACCCTTTTCAGGATGACTTATAGCACCACCAATCTGAACCCAATCATATTCATGTAATGTTTCAAATACAATATCTTTAGATACAGTAGCTACTCCACTATGCATTCGTAAATCATCGGACATTAATAATATTTTTTTCTTAACCATGAATGACTCCCCCAGCATTTACTATCGTTTCACCGAAATACAAATCAAGCATCTCTACTTTATCATGATACTCAGCGATAATCTCTAACTCTTTTTCTATCGTTTCCATAATATCAGGATGTTCTGCGACACCCACACCATTTTCTAATAAAATCTCTATATTTACTCTGTGTTTTTCAATATGTGCTTTAAAGTGTAATCTACTAGCTTTTAATATATCACTTCTCATTAAAATTGACTCCCACTTATATGAAGATTGTCATACGTTTCTATTTGTTCTTGTATAGCATTATCATGTATGTATTGATCAATAGAACGATTGACTAATTTTTGTAAATTCATTGATGAGTTGACAGTCTTAAACTTAAATTGTTCGTATAACGATTTAATTATTTTTACGGAGGTCAACTTTGTTAAAGTATCTTTTTTCATAACCTATTCCTTGTATGTAACTAGTATATATAAATATATGTATTAAATAATAACAAGGTATTTTTTTCCAAATTTCTTAGCGTAATTTATGGTTGACATAGAACCCTTTGAATCTATCCCTCTTGGTATAAAAGCAACTATATAATCAGAGTAAGCAGCTATTATTTTATTTCTAGCATAATAGTTTTTAACGTTATATGGTTTTCCATAATCTCCTTTATTCTTAGGACAATAGATATTCCAATTCTCATGAAAGGGTGGGAACTCTTGATATTGTAATCCTAGTTCAAGAGCATATTTTTTAGCGTAATTATCAGCACCTGTTTTACATCCCCCACTCACGATGATAGTGTCGGCACCTTTATCGGTCTTTAATTTGAAGATAAACTGTTTTATTTTCTGTCGGTTTTCGTATTTACGACTACCTACTATTCCCACCCTTATAGGATTTTGCCCCATTCACAATGCTCCGTATTATAAAATTCACAAAATTTACATGCTTTACCAGGTTTAGCTACATAATTTCTTTCTAACAAATAGTTTCCCTCATCATCAAAAACACCCTCTCTAAACTCCTCTAACTTAGTCATAACCTTGTTGATACTTGGAACTCCGTTTGCTGGTTCAAACTTCTGTAATCTAGTTATAAGAAAATCAGAGTTCTTTGCTATCTTTCTTTTTAATATAAGAAACATCACATCAATCTTATCTAATGGAACATCGAATAGTTCAGAATAAAACTTCTTGTAAATCAATAACTGAGATTTCTTGTTAAAGTCTTTCTTCTGAAAATCTGTCCAACCACGAGTAGCAGTTTTAAGGTCAATGATTACTATCTTACCAGATATCTTATTTCTTATTACAACATCCAAATATCCCATCATCTCTACACCCTCTTGGACATCTTTAAGAATTGGAACTTCTATACCAACTAATTCCCAATTTTGTTTCATAAAGTACTTGTTACGATACTTTCTGAAATGTTGTATTATAGCGATACCATCTTGATAGAACTCTGTCATCTCATCTTGTGTACACGGTAAGACTCCGTTACTCTCTTTTATCTTAGTAAACTCAGTAACCATCTCTTCTTTTAATCGAGACTCCATATTAAGTTTATCAGCAGCAACAATAGATTTGTTGTACATTACCGATAGATATTCTTGTATTACGGTGTGCATTGCTGTTCCAAAAAGAGTATGTATGTTACCAACGAAAGTTCCTAACTTATCTATATAACGAAGTTTCCATTTAAGGTTACAATCACTATAAGTGGTAAACTGACTATGTGATATATGTGCCATTAAATAATCTCGTCAATCATTCCGTACTCTAAACAAGTATTAGCATCCCAAAATAAATCATGTTTTAAAATCTCGTTAAGTTTCTTCATAGGAATCTTAGTGTATTCTTTATAGATGTTCTTGATACTCTTCATCATTAAATCTAAGTTCTGTTTCTCATCTTCAAAGTTAGAGTATGTTCCCCAAAATGTTGAAGATAATTGATGAACTAACATATAAGAGTTTCTACTCATATATCTTTTTGTTCCAACTACTGAAAGAAAAGTAGCAGCACTAGCAGAGAATCCATCCACATAAGTATGAACAGGAACTTTACTCCTTAGTATCGTATCCATAGAAGCAATACCACTTACTATATTACCACCACCAGAGTTTATAAACAATTTAACAGGTGGTGCTTCCATATCAAGATTATATGATAACGTTAGAGCTTTTGCTTCTAACTCACCCATCTTTTTATTTAACTCACAACAAGCATTTCTGTTGACACCAGAGTAAAAATAAATCTTATTATCTTGTACTGATATGTGTTTTTCATTAACCTCTCCACCAGCTTTTCTTGGTGGATGTCTTCTTTTTTACTCCCCAATGTCTTTCCATTATTTACCCCATTTACCGTTTTTAACAATTGTTGCCATTATACCATAATTAGATACATCTAAATAAGCATCTTCCATCGGCTCACCTTGAACTGCATTATCCCTACCACTCATTAGTAAAGTTTTAAGTCTCTGTATCTTATCATTCATACGAAACCATAAACCAGTAAGTGATAGATGTACTTCTTCTTCGGTCTGTAATTGCGTTCCTACAGAAATATTACCAGGACCATAATCATGCTGTTTTTTAAGAAATAGTTCATATTGTTCTTTTTGTAATCTTCTGAACTCTTTTGTCATTTCAGGCCATTCTTTTTCCATTTGTTCTACAATTGGATGAATGTCACTAGATATGCCAATTTGTCTTTCCTTTATGTTCATTATAACCTCTACTTTATGATTAAATGTGACAGTTGTAATATAATAATAATAATTGATAAAAACAAGGAAATAATTGTCCTTGTGTCTGGCGTTTCGTTTAATAATGTAAAAGTTAATATAGCAAAAACCAATGTCCCCATACCAAATCCTATAGGTCTAACATACCAGTAGTTATTAAAATATTCATAGTACCACCGAGTTCCATAATAAAAACATAGACTAATTGGAATGCCACCTATAATAACCCACCAAATACTTTTTGCCCACTCATATTTAAACTGACCTTGCATATGAAACCAAGCTATTATATGACCAATTAAAGATATACCAAGTCCCATCCATAATTTACTCATTTCACACCCATTTTTTTTATTTCTTTTTCTGTCTTACCATACTTTGTTAGTAAAGATTTTAACTCAACATTAGTCATTAAGTTATAATATTCACCAGCTTGTATCTTACTAACCTCGAAGTATTCTCGAATAAAAGGAACAACCTTTTCGTTGACCTTTGTTTTCTTACCACTAAGATATCTAAGATATGTTTTCTTATTTGGAAGTAAGGAACAATAAAACTTGTAAACAGCAGAATGAGGCATTACTTCAATTGTTAGTCTCTGAAAGTGATTAACAATAGGTAAGAAATCATTATTCATACTTAAATAACGATTAACCATAAATGGACTAAACTTCTTTTGTTCCTCTTCCGAAAAACTATCCCAAGGTCTTTTCTTGGTAAATAGTTCGTCTATCCATTTAAATAAGTTCATCTAATTCCTGTAGTGGTAACATCTCTCCACAATTTCCACAATTGAAAACTTGAATTGGAGCGATAACCTCTTTACCAGTAGGTGAAACGATAGCGGATATTCTTTTGATTACATATCCTTGTATAAAGATACTATTCTCACACTTCTGACATTTCATCGTATCAGCGTCTTTTAGATCAACTTGAACTTGCTGTTTAGGAAGTGGTTTCATTGGTTTTGTACTCATTGTAGTCTCCTAAGTATGTTAGAGATGGTAGCCATAAAGTTTATTTCTTTATCTACGACCAACACATCTTGATATGAACCATTTGATATATCAACGATAATCTCTGGTAGTTTCTCTACAGAAATATTCTCTACTTCATCATATAAGAAACGATACAGTTCTGTATAATCTGTAAAGTTACTGTCCGCCACAAACTTACGAATAGTTCTTAAGTCAACACCATTTTGTATCATCTCTAAGAACTGAAGTTTAAACTCATTATGTAACATTCCATCTTTATCTATTTTTAATTGACCATCAATTGCTTGTCTCTGTAAGTCATTGATGACTTTTCTCAAATCAGGATAACCAGCAGTTACAACCAAAGCCAAATCATCCAAATCAAAAGAAATATTCTCTTCTTCTAAGATATACTTAGCATGAACAGCAACATCTTTCTTTGATGGTGGGATGATTTTGTAAGTTTGACATCTACTTTGTATCGGTTCAATTATTTTCTCAACATAATTACAGGTCAAAATAAATCTACAATGAGCAGAGAAAGTCTCCATCAGATTACGGAGAGCCGGCTGGGCTG